AGCATAACCCTTGATGTACCCACCTTTTGCCATGCCTATACGAGTCTTAGCCATCTCGTACAGTTTACCTACACGTGCAGCGGCTGCAGGATTAGCAGCTAAGAACTTAGTTTGCTCATCTCCCTGCATGCCTTTTATCTCTGGCACGATTCTGCCTAGCTGTTCTGGTGTAAAACCTGCAAACTGTTTAGCCATAATTATTTATTCCCTATTTGCATCCACACAGAGGCTGCTATAAAGGATAGCAATGCTACGGTAGATATTTTTACTGCTGTGTTCCATATACTTTTCTTGGTATCCCTAAATGCTTCTAACAAAGTGCGCATCTCTATAATGTCTTTGTGTGCGTCATCATCCTGCAAGCCTAGAGACTTGAGTGCTTCTTTAGCACCACGTCTAGCTGCACGATCAAGCATATCCTCTAGCTCTTCTGGTGTCAAGTTAATAGACATACTTTAGCCCTACTGCTTTGCAGGTTCTACAATGACGTGACCTTCATCGTCAGTCCAGTCAGTGTCGATCATATGCTGGTCTTTACGTTCACCTACAACCATCCAAGAGATAGTGTCTGCACATGTGTTGTCCTGTGCTGTGATGGTAAGAGTATTACCTGACACAGAACCTTTTACTGCAGTCCAGCCTGACTCATTAGATGTGAAGCATTGTACGTCACCACACAGTACTACAAATGTACCCTCAGTCATACCTGCTGCAGTGTCGATGTTTACTGTAGCTGTACCATCTACTAGCTCCGCACGTCCACGGTAGATAAGGTCAGCTTGTGGTCCTTCAATAAATGAGTGAACTAGGTGATGTGTCTCTGTCTTAGCTGGCAGTGGATGGTCAATCTTAAATGAACCAGAGCCTTTAGATAGAGCACCTTCAACAGTTAAGTTTTGACCATTAAACGTACTGTTTAAGCTACCTCCTGCCCTAAGAGTAAGAACGCCTGACGCTTCCAGAGTTTGTGTAGACGAACCTGAAAGACCAAATCTTACTTGAGCACTAGCCCCGTTTAGACCTTGAAGGTATACGTCATCGCTGGTAGGCTTTAAGTATATATCATTACCTGCACTAACAATGGTATGACCTAAATAGTTACCTTCAAATACAGTACGTTCAAAACCGCCATTATATAAGTTAATCTTAAATGTACCGTCTTGTGTAGCGGATGTTTCATCTCTAATAGATGCCTCTAGTGATACATAGTCTATTACACTACTTGCAGAGTCTTCACCTTGAAAACGTAATGTACCTAATACCTGACCATCTACAGGTACAGTATCTCTGTTTCTGATAATAACGTCAACATTAGTATTACTATCTGTAGCAGACTGAGACATAAAATAATATGTAGGAGAAGAAGAACCCGACTCAAAAAATAAACTTCCTGGACTTGCCACAGTAGTTGAGGCACTTCCATTTTGTGAAAGGGCTTCAAAAACATTAAAATCACTGCCATCTGATTTAATTTTTATATAAAGTTCACCGTCTTCATCAGCATCAGTTGTCCAAGTTGCTCCCCCTACAATAGAAGCAAAAGTTGTAGTATTACTAGATGCATTATCGCCTCTAAATTGAAATTCCCCTAGTGTTGCAGGTGCGCCTAATACCGTATCTGTGTTATACAAAACTAAATCTGGTGCTCTAGTGTCATTACTGGGGGTAGCAGCACTTTTAATAATTACTTCAGGACTATTTATAGAACCAGCTTCACTAGTAGTTGGCGTAATAAGTACTGCACCTGTAGATGTTAGCGTACTAGGAGAGGTCCAAGGTACGTTTACCACTAGGTTATCACTACTGTCTGTCTGTACTGCATATGTACGGCTTGCAGTAGCTGATACTGTCTCTGCTGCCACAGTCTGTGTTGTAGCATCTACGTTAGCGTTAAAGGTTGTACCATTTAAAGTTAACCCTGTGCCAGCAGTGTAAGTAGTATCTGTGTCGGTATCAACCCACGGTACATTTACTACTAAGTTATCACTACCATCTACCTGTACTGCATAAGTACGACTAGCAGTTGAAGTAACAGTTTCTGCTGCTGTAGTTTGTGCAGTTGCATCTACGTTAGCGTTAAAGGTTGTGCCACTTAAGGTTAGTCCTGTACCTGCTGAGTAGGTAGTGTTGGTGTCAGTAGCGTTAAGTGTTGTACCAGTAATAGCTAAGTTAGAACCCATCTCCAACCACTTGAATGCACCTGCACTGTCATCCCAGAATGCTACACGATCAGCTTCAGGATCAGCTAGGTCTTCTAAGCCTAAGTGGGATAGAGCTACACCGTCTGTTGTTACAGCAATACCTGTATGAGGATCAACAGTTAGAGTACGTGTGGATTCAATAGTGCCGCCACCTGTAAGGCCATTACCTGCTGTAATAGATACACCTGAGTGATCTACGTGCTCATTAGCTACAAAACCTGATAGACTGTCGTGTGCAATTGCACTGTCATCTGTAGAAATTGTAACTGTCTGATTAGATACACTAGCAGTAATACCTGTACTACCTGTAAAGGTTAAACTCTGGCTGTCTAAGTCAATAGAGCCTGTAGTTGTACCGTCAGTAATGTCTAGGTCTTGTGCAGTAACTTGGCTATCAATATACGTCTTAATAGCTTTGGCTGAAGCTAGTGTGTCGTGGTTAGTAGATACACTTGACAAGTCTGCATCAACAGAAGTTACGGCTGTGCTGCTACCGACAGTAAGGCTAGGGATAGTAGCACCAGAGGTAGCAGTAAATGTAGGCGCACTTACAGTACCTTTAAAGTTAGCATTGTTGAACTTAAGAGAAGCAGTACCAACGTCTACATCAGTAGATACTTTAGGTGTTACAGCAGAAGCTCCGACTGTAACCTCACCATTAGGGCCGACTACTTCAATACGAGCACCGCCATCAGAAGTGCCATCATGTGTGTGACCTCCTGAGCTAGCAAAAGCTGTCTGTAGTTTATCAAACTCAGCATTCAAATCAGTAGCATCAATAATGTTACCGTTTGAAATGTTGCCACCGTCTTGTCGTGTATAACCTGCCATAATAAGGTTCCTTACTGCCTATCGTTCTGTCTGAACTCTAATAAAGATGTGTCCAGTGTAAATGTTGGGTTTGTTGAGTTATCACTAATACGTAATGCTACTGTCTTACCAGAGCCGATTACATTTAGGTTATAAACTTTATCTAGCTCACCACCAAAGTAACTTGGTTGAGTTACAGAAGGTGGAATAAGTACAATAAATACTTCATCATCTAGTGATGCACCAGAGTCCAACGTAACTGTTATATCGTAGTTGCTACCATCAGCTACACTATTAACAGAAAAAGCCCTTGTTTCTGTACCATTAATAGTGACTATCACTTTATCAATATCTGTGCCTACAGTGTACTCAACATCTTGTATTACAAAATCTACTTGTGCTGATGTAGATGTGAAGGACTCTGTTCTAGACATGACATAAAGAGGGTCACCGAAGAATGATACTGCTGAACCACCAGACGTAATAATCTGGGATGAAGGCTGTACAACACCGTCCTCTGGTAGTCTATCAAAGTCAAACTTAAGACCTACTGAAATATTGGTATTACCTAAAGGCTCAAGATATAGAGTGTTCTTGTAGAATGTCTTACGTGTTTGTGGGTCAGTAATAGGCATAAAAGGTGATTCATAAATAGCCTCAATATTATCTCCATCAAAGCTATTGCCTATGTCCATCGTGTAGATGTAATCAGTAGTATTACTAAAACAGATAGTCTCGATTGTAGAGGTATAGTCAGCATCAATAATATTAGCTTTGATACCCTTAGTCTTACCCCAGGCTAGACCAGATGTACCCTGTGCAGCAAACTTAGTAACAAGTAAACCTTGGGCACCACCAACCTGCTGACTCTCAATAAAGCTAAAGATACGGTACTGTGCTTTCTTCTTAAGTGTTACAGAAGCAAAGCTACTTGCTGAATCAATAAAAGCTGCTACGTCTTTAGCAATAATATCTGATGGTAAGTCTAGTGCAAAGTCACCAATACGATCAGTAGCACTTAGTAGTCTGATACCATCATCAGCTAAGTACATGATGTCACCACCGACTTCCTGAATAGTATCACCGTCAACACAGCCAATACGTTCTGTGATAGGCTGCATCTGGAAGTCAGAAATAGTACTACCAACAATACGCTTAATAGTATTCTTAGTAAATATAATTAGTTGTTCACGGAAAACAGATAGACCTGTAATCTCTTCACCTACGTTAATACTACCTGCACCATTAGCTGCTGAGTAATCTGTTTCGTCTGAGGGAGCACTGAAATATAACAGATTGTTCTTAGCAAAGAATACAGTAGTCTTAAATAAAATAACGTTAGAGGCACCTTCTAGGTCTGCACTATTAGAACTAGTAAACTCTGTGAAGCTGTTACTAGGTGTACCTACATCAATAGGGAACTCAATTACAGCAGGGTAGTTAACACCATCTACAAAGATGAACTTTCTAGTACCATCAAAGTTAACCTCTGTGTGACGGATGTTACCTCCCAAAGCGGTCATAGACCCTAGGCTGGTCCAAGCTGCACCAACACCATAGTGATACTCTGTGACATTGCTAGCATTCTTACGTGCTGTTATGACTGTATTGCTAGACGCAACCTTAACACCTAAGATGTTACCACTGCCTGGTACTGCTGTACTAGAGAACTTCTCATAGCCTAGAATCTTAGTGTAACCACCTTCTTTGTTTGGCTCAAAGTTCTGCAGAATAGTAGCTGAACCCACAGCATTAGTACCCTGCTGAAGGGCAGACATATTAGATATTAGACCCCCACGAAACTCTATAGGGAATGTTTGCCATTGTGTTGCCATTAGAATCTTACTCGTGAGTCTTTAATGTACTGAGTTCTGTTAATGTGGATACTTCTTAGATGTTTAATGGACTGTTCAAACTTTTGTTGTGACATACTAGCAGCCTGCATGTCTCCTCGGAACTGATAAGCATAATACATAGCACCATCTACAATAGCGTATCTATATTGCTCTGGGATATTAGGGACATCATCATGCAACTCTAGATCGTAAGCTGTACGATAATACTCATAAACAACTTCGTATGCTTTGTCAGGCGCTGGGTAGAATATTAATTCTCTACTTGGCGCACGGGCAACATGCGTTGGTGTAGTTCTATTACTCTCATTAGAGTTATACTCAGAATCTGCGTATTTGTCAAGGTATTCTTCGTATTGAAGTATTTTTAATTTAACTGTTGTTACGTTAAGAGAGTCGTTGCGTTTAATCCTAAACGTATTCATATCTACAGACTTACAATCGTATGGCATACTGTAGCGTGACTCACCAGCTAGAAGCACTTCCGTTTCCTCTACATGGTTCCAAGGCCAGTTATACTCTTCCTGGTTAATGTGACGGATAGAGCTATTAACAGCATCTTTAGCGAGACTATAGAAACCTGTAGCGTTAGGGAAGTTAGCAACAGAAAGCTCTACTTCGTTAAGGCGGCGGTTAATGTCGTTTACTAGTCCAATATAATTATAAGCCATATTACTTTTCCTTAACTCTTAAGAATACTGAACGTTCATATATTAAATTAGCTGCTGTTGTAATCTGACAAGTAATACGATAACGCACGTTGTTAGTACCATTAGTTAATCTAACTGTACTGACTTTACCGCCGCCGCCAATAGTAGTACCACCAAATAAAACAACTAAGCCATTAATAGGTGTGTTATCTTGCGCTTCTGTTTTTACGCCTTCAGCATCATCTACATACCAAGTAGCAGAACTAATTGTGTCACTACCTAAAAACCTAGACCAATCTATGCTATAGTCTAGTGTTTCATCTTTATCTTTGTCAGGCCATTTGTAAGACATCGTAAGTCCTTATGCTGCTATGTAGACAGTGTAGTTACTGTCCATCTTCTCAATATAAACTGTTCTATTTTCTGGTACAACGTGTACTGTTCTGTTAGTGTCATATGTTACGAGGTACACAGTTCTAGCTCTATCATATGCATCGGCAAACGGTTGGTAATTAAATATAACACCTGTAACATCTTCTAACTCAAGAGATGCAAACTCAAGTAAGTTAGCTGATAGAGAAGTGTTTGCTTCGCCTGATACAGATGTAAAGTCTTCTATATTAAAACTTACTACGGCTTCAGGTGTAGTTATCTTTGCTTCTGCCTTAAAGTCAACAGCATCTACATCTATTACGTTTGCTATAGCAGAAAGGCTTGTGTTTGCTTTTGCATCAAAGTCTACATCATACGCTGCACCAGCAAACAAAGCAGAACTTAGTGTTGTATTAGCTGCAGCAGCATACTCTAGATCATTTAACGTATTAAAGGTAGCAGCTACAGAAGTAGCATCTGTTGATGCATCAGCGTCATACTCAACCGCATCTAAGTCGAAAGACATAGTTGCTGCTACTAGAGTAAGGTTAGCTTCAGCAACATAGTCTAAGTCATCTACACTGAAAGCTACTACTGCAGCAGAAGGTGTATGGTTAGCTTCACCAAAACTAACTACGTCTTCTATGCTTAATGAAGATAAAACATTTACTACATCTGTAGAAGCCTGAGCGTCAAACTCTATGTCTAATAAAAAGGTAGCTGGTACAGAAGTAATAGTGTAGTTAGCTTCAGCGTCATAGTCTAAAGTACTAATAAACCCAGTAGAAGCTATAGCTATAGCAAAAGCGTTAGCAGCTAATGACGTAGTTGCCTGAGATAAAGGTACTTCAGAAAATGTGCTAAAGCCTAACATTTATTTACCTACGGTTTTTTAGGAAAGGTTGGGTTATAAGGCCATCCCTCTTGGTTTGGCATATCACGTAATGCTTGACGATATTCTCTTTCTTCTTGAGACATTGTACGGTCACTTACAGCCCACCAATCAGTTTCTGCTAAAAGCATATTCCTTGTAGCACGATTACCTTCTGCCATACCTTCTAATTGTTCTGTATCATACTCTTCCATTCTTAGTCCTTTATCCATAAAATTGGAATTTGACCACCATTAAAAGTTGTTCCGTTTGTTGTTCTCCAAGAGCTATCATCTTCGTTAGCCGCTCCAGATGTTCCAATGTCTGGGTATATAGTCCTAAAACCGTTAACAGTGGAGATATACATTGTCCCAGGTGTGCCAGCAATAATGTTATCATACGATCCCATTCTGTAAGTTGTACGATCATTCGCTGACTCAAGAGCTATTGCAACACTATAATCCCTTTGCTTTTGTAAATACGCAGGTTCAGTAAATTCAACCATGTTAAAGACGTTTGTGCCTACATTACTTTCTGGAATAACCGCACCTTCAACTATAACTGCCCCATTTAAGTCAGTACCTTCAGTTACAAGATAAGAGCATATTGGATTAGTAGGAGTATTAGACCAACCACAAAATGAAAGTCCGTGAAGCTGAAATTCTCCAGAACCTCCAATATAGAAACGAATTGCGTCACAGTTGTAGAAATAGTGGTTCCACGTACTAGTACTAGAACTAAAACTAGGATAAGAAGTTGTTGCTGTGCTGTTAGTTGTTCCTCTATTATAGTAATAACTTGTGAGCTGACTGCCGTGGATAAACTTTCCATCATCATTAATAACTGTATTGCCGTTTATTTGAAAAGCCATTATTACTCCCCTATCCTACGTTTTAGTTCTTCAATTTGCTCTTGCTGTTCTTTGATTGCCTCTACCAAGTGACCAATCATGCCTACATAGTTAATAGACTTGATGCCTGTTTCTTCATCCGTTTGCACAACGTCAGGCAAAATAGGTTCTACCTGTTGAGCAATGAAACCATGCCCACGTGTACCCGTGTCTTTCCAGTCAAAAGAAACACCCTCAAGCTGTATCACATCAGACAAGGCATTAGTAATAGGTGTTACGTTTTTCTTTAGACGTTCATCAGAGGTACTGTTCAAATCACCAGTTACCAAAACATGAGGTGAGCTGTTCTTTACTTCTAGTCTTTCTGTGTTGCCTACAACGACACGCCACTGATCTGTATTGTGGAATTGCATATATGTACTAGTGTTGCCGCCGTGACGAATTTTACCAACTATCCCTAAATCAACGTTTACCCCTGATACTTTCAAACCCTCTGTATTGCCAGTAACAACACGCCAAGTGTTTGCAGCGTTGAACTGCATGTAAGTGTCGGTGTCGCCAGTATGAATAATTTGGTCTGCAACATAGATATCAGTGGCACCCTCAAGGTTATTACCTTTTAAATCGAGGCCACTGCTGTCTAAGTCCATTTCAACAGTGTTGTTTATGCGCCATTCGTGAAGGCTGTCCGTTGCATGACGATATGCCCAACTACCATCTTGATCCAAAAAGCCAATTTCATTGTTATGGGTTCCATAAACAGAACCGTAACGATCACCATCACTTGCTTCTAGTCTTATATCAACAGAATCAGTGGTAGCGTTTGGCCTAAAAGTAAACCTGCCTGATCCTGATTCCCTGTGTCTAAATAGTAGAAACCCACCAGAGTTCCACTGCATATACGCTTTGGTTGTTGTTGCTTCTTGGAACGAAATATAAGGATTACTTGAATTTCGTAAGACAATTTTTTCATCTCCACCATTAGCAACAGTAAGGCCGTTAGAGTTAGCGGGATTAGCATCTACATCACCAACCGACAGACCTGTAACACCTACACCTCCTGATAGTGTGCGTAAACGCTCTGTATTATCTTCATATAAAGAAACATATCCTCTAGCTACATTTGTAACTCCAACGAATAGGTTTTGATTAGTGCCAGATGTGTTTTCACCCTGTATGTATATGTTACCCTGACTATGGTTGTAGTTACGCAGATAAGCATGTGTCCCATTGTGGAATATACGAAAGTCTGCATCATTCCCAAATCGAACTTCTTTACTGTCTTGCCACTCTGTGTGGCCTGATACGGTGTCATCAGCATCACTGCGTACAAAGCTACCACTATCAATGCCATCTAATAAGTTGCTGTCAGCCGCCTTACCTGTTGTACTTAACTTACCACTTAAAGCAGTAGAGAGCCAACCATTAGTGCTTGTCCACAGGTCACCAACTGAACTTAGAAGCATTCGGCGGTTGCTAGAGGCATCTCCACCATACATCCACGCAAAAGGATAACCACCTACACCACTGGCATACTCTGTTGTACCATCTGTGCGGAATACCATTTGGCGTGAGTTACCATACAGTTTTACGTGTGCGTTATCGCCATTGTCTCTCAACCAAACGTTATTTACGTCATAAGTGTGATTGTGGCTGGTAGTTGATAAGTTAAGCTGAGAGATTAGTGTAGCAGGAGTAATGTAACGAATATAGTTATCATAAGATGCGTAAATCTTGTTGATAGTGCTTGTTGTTGAACCTGACGTTGTATTGATCCAGCCTAGATTCAAGTAGCCATTAGCATCACGCACAGGCACAGTATTAGCTGCGTTACTTGTTGTGCTTAAGTGGTAGCCATCAAGTAAATCAGCATCTAGGCCAGAGCCAGAACCGTCATTGCTAGCATGCCAAACTGTGCGGTAAGCACCACCATCGTACCATTTTAACCCAGAAGTACCCGTTTCTACTTTTATACCCTGATTAGCTCTATCATTCCAGAAGTATGCGTTACCATTTGATTCAAATTGAATATAACCGTTATTAGTGCCGCTAGTTTTAAAACGTAAATAGGGGGCTGTACCAGAGCCGTTATACTCCGCAAAAGCATTATTAGTGGAAGTAAATGTCAGAATACCCGACATGCTATCATTAGCATTACTTGTGATGTAGTTGCTATGGCTATGACTATCATCAGCCACCGTCACACTCAACGTAGCATTAGCAGAGCCATCCCAAGAGACAGAACCAGATGCATCACCAGATAGTGTTAGGGTACGTGCTGTTGTCCACTTGTCTGCGTTGGGGTGGTAGCCATCGTGGAATATGTTGTAATATGTGCCGCCTTTGTAAAACTTTGCAACACTACTAGAGTTACCACCAATTACTGGGTTTCCATTATTAGTATATAAAAAGATATCGTGGCTGCTGCTGCTGCCGTGTCCTACATACCCAAGATCCGTGTTTGCACTATCCTTAAACTGCAACCACGGTGTTGCTGCTGTTCCTGAACTATCACTATCTTTCAGAGTAATGTTTCTACCAGAACCAGTAGTAGAAACAGTGAGAGCACCAGTCATAGTATCGCCAGTGACATTCACATAACGACCATCAAGATCAACTGAGCCTAATCCTGTAACGTGACCGTAGTCATCTAAAGTAACGTCTTGAATGACTGTGCCATTAGAGTTATCCACAGATGCTTGGCTAGATGTGTCAACGTGTTTGATCGTTAGATCATAAGGGTCACCATCAGAGCCTGTAGATGTGTCCGTCCAGTTGATGTCAATACCACCACCCTCAACGAACTTCCACTCTTTACCGTGAGAGATAGTAACCTCTGTGCCATCCCCGTCCTCAACTACAAACGTGGTAAGCTGATTAGTGTCAGTCACTGTCTCAGTAGCAGATGTCAAACCTGTTACGTGACCAAACCCATCAAGTGTAATATCTTGAATGTAGGTACGGCCTGAGTTATTTACTGATGCTTGTGTAGATGTGTCAGCATGTGAAACTGTATCTGCACCAACAGTAATACCTGAACCAGCACCTACATTAAACGTTCTATTAGCTGATAAGTCTCCACCACCAGTAAGACCATTACCTGCAGTAAGAGTACGAGTAGTAGGTACTTTACCATCTAGTGCTGTTTGCAGTCCATCTACGTTAGAGATAACGTGTGCGTGTGAATCATCTTGTACAGCAGCAGTAATGTTAATGTTAGCAGAGCCATCAAAGGACGCACTACCTGTAACATCACCAGAAAGCTGAATAGTACGTGCTGTGGCTAGCTTAGTAGCTGTACCAGCGTTACCACTAACGTCACCTGTGACATTACCTGTTACGTTACCTATAATAGTTGCTGTAACTTGGTTGAATGTAACGTTGTCTGTTGTACCTACATCCTGACCAATAGAGAATGTAGTACCAGTTAGAGTAAGACCTGTGCCAGCACTATATACGGCTGTCTCAGCAATAACTGTAAATGTAATGTTAGTTGTACCAAATGTAATAACACCACTAGTGTTCATCACATATAGTTCACCAGCACCTGTGGCACCTTCTTTAACGAAGTATGCGTCACCTTCACCTAGCGCATTTGGGTCTGAGGCACCATAGCTATCTGCGTCTGTGGCACGAGTAAGTACCCAGTTACTAGAAGCTGAACCTGTGTTAGTTACGGTGTAGATACCATTGTGTGCTGCGTTAGTTTGATTATACACAAGTACACGGTCACTAGTAGATAACGTAACGCCATCAATAACTAGTGCAGCTTGTGTGCCACTGTTTGTAAGTGTAGCACCTACGCCAGACGTACCGTTGTCATACGTAGCAGTAAGTGCGCTGGGAGACTCAACACGTACAGGTGTGTGGTAGTGAATACCTGCTGCTGCAATCGTGTCTACATACTCTTTAGTTGCGGCTCCTAATGCAGTAGTGGGATCAGCATTCAGGATAAGTGCACCTGTCATAGTGCCACCAGACTTCATCAAAGCCCCAGCAGCAGCTACGTTTACTGCGTCTGTAACGTCAGCATTCTGTTCTACTGTGTCAAGTTTAGTACCATCTGCTGAAACATCACGTCCATCGACTGTGCCTGTTACAGTAATGTTATCGAATGTTACGTCATCACCTGCTAGTGCAGCATGTGCAGCAGGGTATGTCATAAAGATGTCTTTAGTGCCTGCAGAGAAGTTAACGGCTGATGTACCGCTAGAACCAGCTAAGACTGTTGTACGTGTAAGAGTATTACCAGTATTCCAAGTACCTAGTCCTACTTCCCATTCATCAACACCTGATGCAGTATGAACAATGGCGTAATAAGTTGTATCTCCGTTTGTCATATAAGACTGGAAAGACTCAAAAGTAGCAGGTGAACCACCTAGAGTGATGTCACCTGTACCTGTAGTAGTTGTACCTTCTTTGATACGGTCTTTTATAATAAACGCCATTGTTTAAGCCTGTAATTAAGAAATACGAATAACTGCGTTTGTATCGTCTGGAGTAGCTCCACCAGGGAATACGATGGTGAAGTTGCCTGATGTTGAAGTTACCGTACCGCCAAAGTCAAATACTGCTACGGCTTTATTTCCTTGTGATACGTTGTAAATCAAAGCACCACCAGCAGAGACTGTTAAGTTAGAGAAAACTAAATCAGGAAAGTCAACCCAAGCAACACCGTTAGATAGATTTACGTTAGTGCCACTAATATCAAGGTTGTTGTTGACGTTATCTCTAAGATAGTTGCCTGTAGCATCTGGAAGTTCGTCTGCGCCTAAGTCGCTATAGTTTGTTGTAGCTGCACCATAGTTAGCTAAAATATCAGCTTCTGGTTTAATGAGAGCCACACGAAGTGTTTCTGTTTCTAGATCGTGAACACCCTTAAGGATTTCTTCTTTAAAAGTGTTACACATCGCTGTAGTAATTGTACCCGCCATAAGGTGTGTCCTTTTCTGTAAACACAAAGGGGCCAGCTAGTGCCAGCCCCTAAGTTTAACTAAATTATGCTACGTTGTAAATAGCAGATACCAACGCTTCTGGACGTAGGATCTTGCGACCATATAGGTGCATACCACGTACAATATCAGCGAATGAATCTGGGTCACGATATGTTTCAACTTTGTTGATCTGCTCAGCGGCAGCAACAGCTGTATCGTGTCCAGCAACAATTACACCATAGTTTGTAGACTGTGGAGCAGCAGTTGATGCAGAAGGACCAGTACCAGCAGCTGGTAGGTTGTTTGAAACATAAACACGGAAGCCGTGTAGGTTGTTCAATACCAAGCCGTTCTGTAGACCTGAGCCACCAAAATCAGAATTTAGTAGGCGTGAGTCTTCGTCTTTAAGCATCTCTACAAATACAGGATCAACTACAAGCCAACGACCTTGTGTGTCAACATTCTGTACGTCTTGCAAACGAGCCATACGTGCTACGATCTGCAATGGTGATACAGTTGAGTCAGATAGAGCTTGTGCTCCTGGCATACGAGGTGCAACTGGGATAGAGTCCCCAGCAGCTTCACCTGTTACGCCTGTTAGCTGACCTGTGAAAGTAACAGCTGACAAAACGTTTGCATCTAGGTATTCACCTGTGATTGAATCTCCAGATTGATCGCCAGTACCAGCACCTGTTGTTACAGTTGTGATACGTGCACCTGAAGTGTTATAACCTGATGCGTAAGACAATACGTCTGCGTCAAATGCGTCAGCCATTTTATAAGCTGCACGGTTTGATGCCATTGACATGAAGTCTACGTTTGCAAACTGGTCTTCGATGTCATCCATTTTGAATGCGAAGTAGTTTGCTTTGTCGATCTCTAGAGAGAACTGAGCATCAGCTAGCTGTGCTACTGTGATGCCTGTGTGGCGCTCCAAAGCTGTGACTGTTACATCTGGTTCTTTTTGGATGCGAACAGTGTCACCTTGGTTTGCAATCTCACCGTAGTAAGAAGAGTTAGTGATAGCAGTTGCAACAGCAGATTTACGAAGAGCAATCTGTGCTTGCTTGCTATAGATAATTGGGGACCAGTTATTGGAGGCGCTAAAGCCTGTCCCTGATGCGTCTGTAATAGCCATAGTAAAGTTCCTTTCAATTAAGATATGGCGTGAAAGTTAGACACTACATATCCACTGAAAGAGGCCAATCGTAATAGGGTAGTCAGCTTTGCACGTTAGGATGGCCTTCCTGTAGTGCGCTGGGCCTTTACTCTTGGGTAGTTCTTATAGTGTGGCGTTAGTGTAA